ATTTCAAAGGCAAATACAAATATTTTAAAATTATCTGAAGGGCTTAGTAATAACGTAGTCCAATACACGAATGCAGATGGTAATGTAATAACTACACAATCTTCCAGCACAAGGAAAATATTAAAAGAACAATTACAAACACAATCTGATTACCGAGATACTTTAGTTGTTAAACGAGATAAGTTAGCAACAAATATAAAAACGGCTAATGATTCTATCAATGCTATTAATATTCGAGTATTGCAATTAAAAACAAATTCGGATATCGCAGGAGAAATAGGTCCATTAAAATATCTATCAGAACTTACAGGTGTTTCTATGAACCGTGTAGTGAATTGGTTTACTATATTGTTGATAATAATTTTTGATCCTCTTGCAGTGGCATTAGTTGTTGTATTAAATAATATTATGAAATCAAGGCAGACGGCTGAAAATGTATCGAAACCGGATGTCGAGCAGGAGGCGGAGAGTAAAGCCAAGAGTGTTAAAGCCACGACGTCTCCTGTTCTTTTAAAAGATGATAAAGAAGATATCTACGAAGAAGAGAAAAAAGAAAAACCAAAACGTCGTAATGCGTATTGGACTTAATAACATAAAATCTAATAATGGCAAAGAAAGTAAAAATTAAATTTCCATCTCGTACGAGACAAGGTGAGCGTTATATGGTATGCAGAAATAGTGTACCTGGTGGTAAATATTGGAAAGGTAAATTATGCAGTGAATGGACCAGAGTAGGTGATACAGCAACAGCTGTGTTATGCTCTAGATGTGTACAGCAAGTAGTCGATCCACCAGATATAAAATCACGATATAAATCAAAAGGGTTTCCGCGTGGATGGCAATTTAGAAAAGAGTTTGTTCATGAAGATGGGACAGTATATCACAAAGGTGTTGAGCAACCAAAATTAAAAGGAACGCTCGAACCAACAAAAATTGATACGTCTGATAAAAAGAAAATGTCTAAAAAAGAAAAACTAGATCTTAAAGATCAGATATTACAACAAATGGTATTCGTTAGAGGTGAATTAAAGACCTCTAAATGGAAAAAGGATATTCGTGCCAATCATGTCGAACTACGAAAATTAGAACGTCGTTTAAAAAAGCTTAACTAAGCTTTGGTTTTTACAAATTTTTTTAATATATTAAGGTATGTATGATGAAAAACCAAAACAGATATCTTCGGACGAAATAATATCCGAACCTACATATCAAGCAGTATCAGAACAATTAGCAACGTTAATGGATTTTTCAGATTCTGTTATTTACTTAACAGAAGATATTGATGATAATACATTAGTTGATTTTATGATTCGTGTCAGGGCTATCTTAAATAATAGAACTCCGGAGCAACAAGATAATCCTATCAATTTAATAATAAATTCAAATGGTGGTGATATTCACAATATGTTAGGTATCATTGATTATATAGAATCATTATCAGTAAAAGTTAATACAATTTGCAGAGGCAGGGCTTTCTCAGCCGCGGCTATTATATTGACATGCGGGACTGGTACTCGTATGATGAGTAAACGATCATCGGTAATGTTTCATCAATCGTCTAGTTTTCTAGATGGTAAAATGAGCGACTTAGAATCTTATTTAACAAATGTAAAAAAATTAGAAACAAATATATACAACTTGTTAGCAGATAAAACAAATAAAGATGCCAAATGGTGGAAAGACCAAATGAAATCAGATTTTTATATACCTGCAGATGACTTAGTTGAGTATGGAGTAATAGATCAAATAATATAATATGAGTTTAACAGCAGAACAAATCCAATCTAATTGGGAAGAATTTTTAGGAATTATCGAAACGCATTTCGAAGGAGATCGTAAGGATAAATTATTAGCAATGTATAATGAATTAGAAGACCGAGCTTCTACAGCTCCAGCATCTTCTGTAGACCATTATCATAATGCCTTCATTGGCGGATATATCGACCATGTACTACGAGTTATTAAATGTGCTAAATCAGTATACCAATTGTGGAGTACTATGGGATCTGATATGTCTGGTTATACCGAAGAAGAATTAATATTCGTTGCTCTAAATCATGATCTAGGTAAGCTAGGCTTTCCTGGAGAAGGAGGAGAAATATATACTCCAAATGATTCAGATTGGCATATAAAGAATATGGGTAAGATATTTAAAATAAACCCAAATAATCCTTTTGCATTAGTCAATGACCTATCAATATGGTTATTACAGCATTATGGTATTAAGATATCATTTAATGAAATGATAGCTATTAAATGCACCGATGGATTATATGATGAATCAAATAAACCTTATTTCATTTCAAGATCAAAAGATTCTAAATTAAAAACTAATATGCCATATGTAATGCACCAAGCAGATTCAATGGCGGCTAGAATAGAATATGAAATGTGGGCAAAGGATGGTGATGATGTATATACACCACCAGTAAAACAAAAACCATCTAAACCTAAAAAGGCAATATCAAAACAATCTCAAGCAGTTGATGTAAATAAAATGTTTGGTGATTTATTCGGAGATAAATAATGGAATATATAATAATAGGATTAAGTTTAATCTCCGGTATTTTTATATTCACTACGATTCGGTTAATGAAACGTATTGAAACAATGGAAGATTATGTTAAAGAAGTGGAAAAGTCTAATGATGAATATTTTAATTTTTTCACTTCTTTAAAAACAAGAGTATCAGATTCATATTCTCATTTAAAAAACATTGACCGGTTAGGGTCGTTTGAAAATGATGATGAGACTGGGTATATTTACAAAGAACTTAAAAAAGTAATTGAGGCATTAAAACAAGGTTTCTAATGAATGGTGTAGAAGATTTTTATAAATGGCTTGAAATAGAGAACTCAGATGTTCCTACAAAGCGAAGAGGAAGAAAACCAAGTAAAAAACAATATTTTACTTACATAACAGAAAAAGCAATTGTTGCATATAATTTAGAATCAGATCAAGATTTGAGGAATAAAGTTTATAGAGAACATATTGATCATCCGTTTAATAAATTGGTTGAAAATATTTATCATACATTTAAGTTTAGTTACTTTGATGTACCATATGAAGATGTTAAATGTGAAGTAGTTGCATTTCTTAACGAAAAAATAACCAAATTTACAGAAGGTAAAGGTAAGGCATTTTCTTATTTTTCTATCATAGCTAAGAATTATCTTATTATACAAAATAATGCTAATTATGCTAAAATGAAAAGAAGAGCCGAACCAACGTTAATTGATGAGACACGTGATATTACTAATGAACGTCATATGTCTGATTATCAAGAATCTTTAAAAGATTTTGTTAAACAATGGTCTGGTTGGTATGATGAAAATATCAATGTAGTCTTTACAAATAAAAGAGATATATTAGTTGCAGATACAATTCTAGAATTATTCCGTACAGTTGATAATATTGAAAATTTCAATAAAAAGGCTTTATATATTCTTATAAGAGAACGTACAGGTCTAAAAACTCAGAATATTACCAAAGTATTAAATGTAATGAGAACAGATTTTGCTCGTATGTTCAAAACCTATAGTGAAAACGGTAGTATTCAGTACTAAAACTTAGATCCTTTATATTTATAATAAAGGGTTATTATGAGTAGTGAATTTGAATTATTCGATGGAACGTCATTTTCTGATCTGATGCGTGATGTATATCACAATTCAAAAAAGAAATCTAGACAAATAGATTCACTAATACAAGAACTACGTCCGATGATCAAAAACGTCGGTGATGCAACAGTCATGGTTCCGCTTATCAAAGATTATTTAGAAGTATCAGTTAAAAATGATGATGCGTTAGTTAAACTAGCTGCTATAGTCCAACGTATTGTATCTGCTTCTGCAAAAGATGATGAAGGTAATGAATTTGGAATGTCTGATGAAGAACGTCGTAGGTTATTAGAAGAAGCAGAAGAAGAAATTAAATCAATTCAAAAAACTACAGATCCTAAAATAAAACAATCAAAAGAAATAGAGGATACAGATGTCGATGTTCATAGCTGAAGTAATTGATGATGGCATGGCTTATGGAAAAGACGTGCAGAGTAGATTATCAAGTGTTGCTAGTTTATTAAGCGGTGGTGGTGAAATACCAATTGGTGCAATTGAATGGAGAACCGGTGGTGATCCATCATTACCAGCTGTAACTGGTATTGCTGCACCATTACTACCTTATCTAGGACAAGTACCATTAATAGGAGAATATGTATTATGCTTTCAAGCACCTAGTACAGATAATAATGATTCTACAGCAGCTCAATCATATTATTATATTGGTCCTATTCAAATTGATAATAATAAAAATTATAATGAAACTCAAGGTATTTTTAAACGTACCGGCGCGCCGAATCCTACTATTCCAAAGCCATTAATACCTACATTTGCCAAAAAGAATGTGCCGGCGTTACAGCCACTATTTGGTGATACTATTATACAAGATAGGAACGGATCTACTATACGTATGTCATCGACTCAACTTGATAAAGCAATGTCGTATATGGATAGTTCTGTTAAAAAGGATGTTCCGTATAAAGTAACTGGTATTAGCAGAGGTAAAACAGGAGCTCTTGTAAAAGCTAAAGCATCAGGCAATCCTATAATGCAATTGACAGTAGGCTTGCCAGGCAGTGAAAGTGATAGCATAACATCCGTAGTTGGTAGTATAGGTGCCCCAGCAACAATATTAGAAAATATCGATAAAGACAGATCTTTAATTTATTTAACTAGCGATCAACAGTTAGTTTATAAAATGACCAGACCGTTTAAAGATAATAGTGTTAATCAACCATTAACAGGCGGAACTGTATTTAAAACCGATACTAGTAATCAATATGCCGATGAAGGTAAGAATTTTATCCATTATAAAAATAAAAAATCAATATCTGCTAAATCATTATCTCAGCCTGGTAAAAAACTTTTAATGAATCCACATCATGGAAAAGGCCGGTTTGTATTGCCAATGAAATATCCATCTAACCAAGCTGCAAATCCTACATCTCAAATACTTATGAGATCACATCGTATTACGCTTGATGCCCAATATGACAGTATATTGATGTGTGCATTGAAAGATGTTAAAATAGGTACTGAACATTGGAGAATAGAAATGGATTCTACTATGGGATTGGTAGAAGAAATAATGAAACAGGTAGAAATTATGACTACTCATCTATATGATTTAGGTAATGGAATAAAGGAGTTAGCGGATATTAATAGCAAAGTACAATTCCCGACGGGTGTTGGTCCTACCGGACCGTGTTTAAATGCATATAAAACAAATTATGATACGATTATGACTGGTTGTGATAACTTCCTAAAAGGAGTATCTAAACGACGAGATGCTATTAATAATATTAATCAGGAATTTAATAAAATGAGAAGATCTGGGTCTGAAAAGGCACAACATAAAAGCAAATAGATTATGGCAGTAGATAAATATGGTTCAACATTTCATAAACAATTATCAAAAGCTTTAAAGTCAGCTGCGAAGACAAGTACTAAACGCAAAGCTATAGCTAAAATGAAACTTGATAAAGGTTTGCATGATTATATGTTACGTAATGCCGTTTGTTACGACGACGGTGTGATGTTCAGTAAAAGTCCAGGAGGCCGGAAGCCAAAAGAATATCCTCAATCTGCGTTAGATGTTTGGACTGTAATTGCAACAGAAATGACTAATCGTTTTGCTGTAGATAGAGTAGGTAAATCTATACCATTGTTCAAAGCAAAACCTGGAGCATCAAATCCTGGAGGTACTGGACTACCAATCACCGGATTTACTCCTGATCAAACACCTGTACTTATAGAACCACGTGGATGGGAAAAGGATACATTTAAACTTATTTTAGATTGGTTTAAAGCTAATTACGATTCTGCGTGTGAGCTCGGTGATAAAAATGAAAATGTCAAAACAATACCAGGAGCTAAGCCAAAAAAATTAGCTGCAAAAATTACTGAAAAGTATGCCAAATTTTATCAGAAAGCTCAATTTGGATGTGAAGGCGTTCCGTTACCAGCAATTGTATTAGATAAAATGAAAAATCGGCCATTTCCAGAATTCATGCCTTTTTGTAAACCACATAAGAATGCACCGGGTAATGTTGAAATTCAAGAAGGCGGTAAAACAATTAGAAAAGGAGCACCGGGATATGTTATTGGCGAATTTAATACAAATAAACAATTTGTTGAAACTGGTACTAAAGTTGAGATTGATGATAAAGGTAATAAAGAAGAAGTTGGTGTTGTAAAAGAAGATGCTGCAAACTTAGATAAAAATGAATTTTTAATAGATGATGATTTTTATCAACCAGCTATCAAACTAGCATTAGGTGGATCGTATAGCCGATTTCGTACAAATGTTAAAAATGTAACTGGTGAAGAAGGACCTTCGGGATTGCCTATTGATGGGAAACAAATCACAATACCACCTGAAAATGAAGGCGAGCCGGCAACACCAGTATTAATTGGTAAGCCGCCGTCGCCAATATATAATTTAGACCGTAACGGAAATGGATTGACTAAACGTGCAACAGCTGGCGGATTGGCTAATCCTCAATTTAACAAGCCTATTATAGATCCAGCATATGGCGCTGCAGAAATGGATGGTGATCTTAAAGTAAGAGAATGGAAAAACAATTCAGAAAGATATATTGTATTCGGTCCCGGGAAAGATAAAGGTGGAGTATGGAGCGGTGGAACAAATAGTACAGGTATTGCATTCGGTGACGGAGCTGAAGAAGTACGCAGTTACATGAAATTTATAAAAGAAGATATAGGTACCGGTACTAATGCCAGAACAGCAACCGATCCGAGAACTTGGGGTCCATGGACCGAATATGAAGGGAATGGAACTTCGGATGAAAGGTCAGCTGATCCAATGTTGAGACAAGCTGGTTTGCATAAGTTAAAATATAAATATATTATACCAACAGGACTTGTAACGGCTATTAACACACCGGATACACCAGGCCCTCATAAGGCAGTTAATGGATTGCCTGGAAATGGAGGTATCACGTTACCTGCTATGAATAAACAATATTGGGGTCTGCGAGTAATGGAAGCATTTCCTAATGCTAAAAATTTAGAAGATGCTATTGGTAAAGCTACAGCACCACCTAAATTAGATAAAAATGGGACACCGATGGTTGTTCCGGGAATGGCTGGTATTTTAGATAAAGGTGGTACTACATTTATCGGAGGCCCGGCTCCGCCATTTATTGTTGCAGAAAAAGGTAGTGGCTTCCCAGCTACCTTAACCAATAAATGGAAATATCACGGTGATAAAATATTGTTTAAAAAAGGAAAGTTAGGTCGAAGCGGTACGCCATTTGAACGTGGTAATGCACCGACTAAATCAGAATATAGACATTATTCCGGGAACAATCTCAATATTAATACAAAACTTGATGACATGGTTAAAGGCCAGGCTAGCGGAGGCATGACATGGTTTGATGCATCAAAACAAATTATTCCGCCATATGCACCACCGCCATTAAAACCGCCATTACCAAATACAAAAAAATTCCCATTTTAACTAATCATTTTAAAATTGGTCTAATTCAATGTGTTCCATATTTATATAAAACGGAAAAACTATATGGACACTAAAAAATTTACAACTGTTCTTCGTAAGATAATTCGTGAAGAAGTTACAAAAGCAGTTCGGACTGAATTGCGACAAATGCTGACTGAGGATAAGGTTTCTCATACATCAGCTATACAACATGGTATGCAATTACATGATATGGCAGAACAAAAACCAGTCAAAAAAACTAGAAAGAAATATTCAGATAATGCCATGTTAAATGATATTTTGAATGATACTACATCGTTAAAAGAAAATTCAGAATGGTCAACAATGAATTTTAAAAGTGAAATGGCTCAAGCATTTGGTGGGAATCCAGGTAGCCCAGCTGTTGCACCAGTAACTGATCTGCAAGGTAGGCCAGTTAATACTAATAACGGACAAGTAGCAGCAACGGTTAATGCAATGACAAAAGATTATTCTGCATTAATGAAAGCAATAGATAAGAAAAAAGGTAAATAGTGGCACAAGGAAGACCTATATATCGATATGAACCAAATAGATCGAACCCGGATCGGGCAGTAGGTATTACATTGCCATTTAATAAAGCAACCGATGGTCGTAATGATCAACAAAATTATACATCTGGATCTTTATCTGGAGGTTCTGTTTTTAATCAATCGTATACAACAGAAGTCCAGGCATTATCAAATTTTAAAAATTTATTAATGACTAGGTATGGTGAGCGTTATATGCAACCTACTTTTGGAACAAAGATACAAGATATAGTATTTGAAAATAATACTGAATTTGTACGAGAAGAATTACAGATATCTATAGAAGAGTCTATAAAAACTTGGTTGCCATATATTAAATTAAATACGGTTGATATAATTCCTGATGTTGCTAATTATGCAATATCAATACGATTAAGATTTACAGTAGCAAATTCAAATGCAGAACGTGTTATAATAATCTTGGCCAATGAAAATGAACTTTTATTATCAGATGTTGATATTCCATTAGATTTAGTACAAGTCGGAGAATTTAATTATTAAGGATATTATAAATGGAATCAGTTAAAAAAGACGTTAAATACTTAAATAAAGATTTTGCTCAATTCAGGCAGAATTTAATAAATTTTACAAGACAATATTTTCCTAATACATATAACGATTTTAATGAAACTTCACCAGGTATGATGTTTATAGAAATGGCATCATATGTAGGAGATGTATTATCATATTATACTGATCAATCTTTTCGTGAAACTGTACTTAATGCCGCGCAAGAAAATGCTAATGTATTGAACTTAGCTCAATTATTTGGATACCAAGTCAAGTTAAATACACCTGCAACAGTTGTAATGGATATTTTTCAATTAGTACCAGCAAAAG